CGGCTTCATGGGCCGATGCTCGATGTCTTTGTGGTGGCGCCGGATGCGTTCCAGGCGCACCAGCAGGCACGGAAGGAGTATCCGGGGTGTGCAGTTCAGTCGATACTGCGAGTCTCAGAGTTGGATTCATGAGTCGCAGCCGCACGGGAAGAGAGTTGGTGATGGAGTGGCTCCAGCGGGAGATTCGGGCCGCGAAGACGGCGGATTTGCATAGGGCGGCGGCTTTTTTGGAGTGGGCGAGGGCGGTTAGGAAGGGGTGCTCCAAGCAGAGGGGTGGGGCGCGGGTGGCGCAGTCGAATGCGTGGAGGAAGAGGGTGGATGAGGATGTGCGCTGGTAGGTCTAGTGTGTCGCAGTATGCTATTGTGTAGGAGATTAGATACGGGATCATGCCGCTGCGTCACGGACAGAAGGTGTACTGCCAGCTGCTGTTGGACATGCACAGATACAAGCTGGCCGAGGAGTTGGCGGCGCGAGACGGAAAGAAAGTGACGGGGATGTTGCGGGAAATGGTGTATGCGGCACTGGAGAAAAGCCTGCCAGCATCGGACTACAAAGCGGCAGAGGCGGCTGATAAGGCGTCGTGGGCGGAGTCGGTCCAGCGAAGGGTGCAGGGAAGAATGCGCTCGAAGCAGCAGCCAGGTGTGTCAGAAACTGACGCATGAGTCCCAGTCAGATTTCTTCATAGTCTGGCTGGTTGGGTAGAAGGGGTAGTAGGGTTACACAGTAACCTGCTTTTTTGATTGTGACGCGCTACGTGGTGATGACCGGGGACCGCTGGGTCACGGCGGTTTACGGGCCGGGGAATGGTGTGGGATTTACGCAGACCAAAGAGGATGCGTCAAGTTGGGTCACGTATGAGTGTGCGGTGGCGGCGGCCAAGGTTGTGATGCGCCAGGTGGATACGCCGGTGTTTGTCCACAGTGTCGAGGAGCCTGCGTTTCCGAGGTCGTGGAACTGATGGAGTTTTATGAGGTGCAGGTTTGGCTGGCGGGGCGTGGGGCGCTACGCCAGCTGGTTAAGGCGACGTCGCTGGATCACGCGCTGGTGGTTGCGCGGTGCAAGTATCCGGGGAGTCAGGTGGATGTGCCGCCGCCCGTGGCAGGGAAACCTGCCTTGGTGCGGTCACATACCAGCCCTAGCCTTGCGGCGAACGCACGAGTAAAGGCCGCAAAGGCGAAGCGCATGAAGAAACCGGCGGCGTGGGCACAGAAAGCGTGGGCGCGTGTGCAAGATGACCAGGCCAGGACCGATCTATTGGAGCGCCTCTATCTGGAGGATTCGCGGGATAAGCCTGGGCATCCGCTGCACGGGTGCTACACCGGGTTGTACCAGCAGATGGTGGATCGGATGAACGTGGAGCACGTTTAAGCCGAGTCGCGGTCAAGGCCGAAACGTTCCGTTAGGTTGTTCGCGGCTTCGCGGATGGCCCAACGGCTTTTTGTTTGCTCCAGTTGGTGGAGGGTGTTCAGGATGAGGGCGGCTTCGAGGAGGCCCCGGTAGTCGCCGGAGTTGAAGCGGTCCACCAGCCATTTGTCGGTGGAGGCTTTGTTGAACTGGGATTCGAGGCTGTGCTCAAGGGGATTCATCGTTACTTAGGGCGGATTTTCATGAACCAGCCGGTGTCGTTGCCGTCGATGAGCCAGCGAGGTAGCCAGTTCTTGCGGGAGTATGGGATTTTTGCACCGCCTTTGTGGCTCACGTAGCCACCGTTTACCAAGTTGGCCTCGCCGTTCGGGTCGTTAAAGATGAAGTGCGTGGGGGTGAAGCCGATGACGACGCTCCAGTGGCCGGTGCCGGCAGGATTGGAGGCGGTGCCATGGTGGAGCCAGCCCACGGGGACGGGGTGGCCGTTGGTGATTTCGTTTTCGAGGTCTTCGACGGTGCCGTCCATTTCAAAGGTGGCGGTGAGGCCCAAGGCTTTGAGGGCGGCGATCTGGGCTTTGGGGTCGGTGGTGTCCCCGAAGCGGGCGCGGAGTTTGTTGTATTCGTAGTCGCCCGAGATTTTTCCGTAGTAGCGGGCCACCATGGCGCAGCTCGAACTAAAGCACTGGCGATAACCAGTGGCGCCATCGTCAGGGCCTAGTTGGTATTCGTAGGCGACCTTGAGGATTTTTTCTTGGGGTTTGACGGCTGGGTTAGTTCCAGCGTGCTGATCCATCAGGGCAATCAGTTTGCCCGCGTAGTTGGGGTCTGTTGCGTATCCTTCTTTGACCAGCCACTTAGCGGCTTCTTCGCGGTTGACTGCGTTGTTGCACCCTTTGTATTGTTTGTAATCTTTGTACCAGTGGTCTACAAGGTATATGACGCAGGAGAGAAGATCGGGGAAGTCAATGAAGCTGTCGGTAACAGTGATCCACTGGTTATTGATGAACTCTTGAGTTTTGGTGTTGGTGCCGGTGCCTTTGAGGCCGAAGAAGTTGTTGCGGCCGGAGACGATTTTGCCGTAGCCGGATTCCAGTGACCACTGGGCGGCGACCAGTTCGGGGAATTTGGCGCCAGCGACGCGGGCGGCTTCTAGAACACCTTCCCATGTGTTGGGGAAGTTGGTTTGTTTGCCTGCGACGCTCCAGGTTTTGAACCAGCCCCGGTCGCGGTTTAGCAGGGTCGGGTCGGCCTTGAGGAGGGCTTGCTCCAGTTCGGTGATGGCCGCGAGCTGGTGGGGGAGGCCCTTGTAGAAGCGGAATAGATCCGCCAGGCGTACTGGGGTCGAGGCCATCGGGGTGCTGCGTTGGGGCAGGGGAGCGCTCAGCGGCGCTTCGGGAAAACGGCTTTGGCCACCATCAGCAGAGCTTGGATGATGCCGTTGGCGCGGATTCCGGGGTACAGGCTCAGGGCCTCGGAGGTGGCGGCAACCGCAATAGCGATGACGGCAGCTGTGGTGGAGTTCATGTGAATAGGAAGGCTGCTAGAAGTGTAGCTGTACTAGAGAAGAGCGCCAGCGCATGAACTGCTGGCTGTCGCTACCTTTTGGGTAGCCACGCCTTGGTATGGACCATCAGATCGAAGATGGCGAATACTTAAATAAAAAGCAAGCTAAGTTAAGGTTTAGACAAGATATTCTGTGGCGCTGGCGGAATAGGTGTGCGTACTGCGATTGTGACTTGGGGAGGTCTGCCACCTTAGATCACGTGCTGGCAAAGAGCAGAGGCGGCCATACGCATCCACGAAATCTGGTTCCAGCGTGCTTGGCGTGCAATGTGCAGAAAGCCAGTTCGCCGTGGAGGGACTGGTTCAGAGCACAGGTGTTTTGGGATGAGCGACTGGAGGCGGAGATCGAAGACTGGATCAATCCATCGGAAGTTGCTTAGGATCCCAGCCCATGCCTTCGAGGTACATGCGGGCGATGTATTCGTCTTCGGCGTAGCGGCAGATGCTGTTGCGACAGGCGCGGTAGAAGATTTCGCCGCGTTCGTTTTCCAGTTGTTCCAGGGCGTATCCGTCGGGATACAAGGTGGATCGAATGACGGGCATTAGGAGCGGACCTCTAACTTGGTTACGCGCTGTTCGACGCTGTTGAGGCGGGTGAAGGTTTCTTTGCGGTCGTCTTTGATGTCGGTGTGGAGCACTTCGAGTTGGGTGGCGATGTGCTCCACTGCGGATGTGAGGCGTATTACCGCCTCTCGGGCTTCGTCGCTGCGGCGACTAAATCCCATAGCGCCCATGGCCGCCACAGATATGGATGCGCCAGCAACGGCGGCAATCACTTCGATCATGGCGGCCGGTGCTACCTAATTAGATTAGCGGCCCTGCCCGCGCAGTTTTTTGCGCCCGTGGTTGGGTCTGCTGTGCTGGCCTTGACCCTGGCGAGTGCGTTTCGGGCGACCGAGCTGGTGCTCGACTCGCCCTAGGGCGGTTTTAGACTTGACGGCCATGACTATGCGGCGGTGTACCAGAGAAGAACCGCAGTATGGATGGTACTACACCGCCCCGATCGTGGCATCTATTGGTAGACCTGTGACTGTGAAGTCTATGGATACTTCTACAGCTGCATCGTTGGATGCCTGGACTGTTGATGAGTTGATGAGTACGGTGGCTTCAAATACTCTCGAAGACGTAAGTTGCAGTTCAATGGTGTGAGTGGTTGTGGGAGAAAGTGTAGTGGTGCGAAGGGTGTTAGCTACGAGGAGTTGACTGTCTAGGGTTCCTGCGGCGTTTTCGTAGTAGAGGGCTACGCAGGAGCCGGACCACTGTTGGCGCCCGAAGACGTAGGTGCGTGCTTGTGCGTTGACTGTGGTGGTTTCAATTACTTCTACACTGGATTGCAGTTGCCAGGAAACTATTTTGGCGATGCGTGTTCCATTTACGAGTAATGCGCCGTCGATGCCTGTGTAGTAACGGTTTGAGGCCACGGCGCTACAGACTGATACAGTTCAGTTTAGGGACTGGACGCCGTACCACCGGCCAGGGTGGCTGTGACTGTGGAGGCCAGACCGGCAGATGCTGCGGCAACCACAGCCGGCACGCTAATCAGGCTGATTGAGACGTTGACGTAGCCGGCGGATAGGTGGTCTTCCTGCGGCTGTGCGGCGTAGCGCCAGTGCGTGGAGGTTGGCACCAGGTCGGTGAAGCTGGTGTGGCCAGCCCACGCTTCAGTGCTGAGCGGGAATGCGATGTAGCCGCCCTGCTGCTCGCGGTAGTGATCACGCAGCAGCTTGGCCTCTGCCTGAGTGATTGCAGCAAAGCCCAGCTCAAGGTTGTGGCTGTAGGCGGTGGTGCCATGCCGGAAGCGGACGCTGCCACCACCGAAGCCGCG